AAATACCACCCAGGCGGCGAGGCCAGAGGGAAATACTGGATAATCGGTGATCTCGACGGCCCGCTGTTCATCGCAGAAGGATTTGCCACCGCCGCCACTATTAATGAAATTACTAACTGCGCCGTCGCCGTCGCATATTCCGCCGGTAATCTTGTATCTGTCACCGGAACAATGAGGACTCTTCACGGGTCACAACAGGAAATCATTATCGTCGCAGACAACGACGAATCCGGCGTCGGCATCAACAGCGCCGAACAAGCCAGCGCCAAGCACGGTGGCCGCATCGTAATCCCGCCAACCAAAGGCGACGCGAACGATTATGTCGCGGCAGGCGGCGACCTCTACGAACTGCTATTTCCTCAAACCGACGCTTGGCTCATCCCCGCAGATGAATTCTCCGACCAGCCCGCGCCAATCAATTGGCTCGTTAAACACTGGATACAACGAAATGCGCTCTGTATGGTTCACGGCCCGTCCGGTGGCGGAAAGACGTTCTTCGTCCTCGACGTGCTTCTCCATGTCGCCGCCGGCATCCCCGATTGGTTCGGCCATAAAATAAAACCCGGCCCGGTCGTCTATCTTGCCGGCGAAGGCCACCACGGCCTCCGAGGCCGCATCGCAGCATGGAAACAACACAACGGCGTTAGCAACCTAGATATGTGGCTTTCCAAGGCCGGTTGTGATCTCAATACGCCAGCAGGATACCAGAAAGTCGCCGAGGCCATCCGAGCCCTCCCATACCCGCCATGCGTCATCGCCGTCGATACACTCCACAGGTTCCTCGACGGTGACGAAAACAGCGCCCAAGACGCTAAAACAATGCTCGACGCCTGCGCCGCCCTGATGACCGAATTTAATTGCACTGTCATATTGGTGCATCACACTGGTATCAGTGACGAGGCTCAACATCGTGCCAGAGGATCATCCGCATGGAAAGGCGCACTCGACATAGAAATCAGTGTCGTACCAGCCAAAGGCGACGGATCAATTCAGATTGTTCAACGCAAATCAAAAGACGCCGAGGAAGCTGCCGACATCTGGGTGGATCTCGAATCTATCCCGATAAAAGGCTGGCTGGACGAGGACGGGGAACAAGTAACCAGCGCCGTCATAATTGAAGGAACGCAAACTAAGGCGTCAGAAAAGGCGTCGCCAACTGCCAAACAACAGAAGCTATTTGAGCGGGCTTGGTTCCATTCCGGCGCGTCAGAGTTGAACGATGCGCCTTATCTAACACGGCAGGCGTTCATTGATTTCATGGTTTCAGACGGGTATTCGGAAGGATCGGCCAAGAATTATGCCAAGCCATCATACGAAAAAGGCATGGCTAGAATACTCCAAGACGCCGAAATTATAGCCCCAGAAGCAGACGGATGGGTCGTCATAAATGAGGCATTTTCAGCGTCACTTATGGTGAGGAAATGAGCGGTACAAAAAGTACAATTGGGTACAATTTGTACATTTTGTACAAACGGCAGAAAGCTGCCATTCTTGCGGTACAAAAAGTACACACTCCCCTAAGGGAGTGTACTTTGTACCGGCATGGCGAGCAGGAGATTTTAGCATGATTGATTTTAATATTAATCGAGGTCATAATACCACCCGTCGCAGGGGATCGCACCTCGCCGGTTGTTTCCCCTGGCTGGCTCGATGGCAGCGAAACCTTGCGGCGCTTATTTTAGATGGGAGATGACATGGTTGACGTAAACGGAAACAAATACCAGCCGCCAGAGCCAACCGGATACGACGCCGAGTTGACGTTCGCAGAAAACGCCCAGGCCGAATCATTCTTTCGAGTGATGAATGATACACGCAATATTACGGTGAAAGACTACGACGTGATCCAAATTGCCAATATCCTGCACCGCATGGGCGAGATGCTCATGGATAAGGCCAACGCGGAATTGAAGTGAAAGTCGAGCAAACACCCATAGATCAGATTATCCCCTATGCGTCGAACTCGCGCACCCACAACGATGAGCAAATTTCCCAGATTGCGGCGAGCATCAAGGAGTTCGGTTTTAATAACCCGGTTCTGCTCGACGGCGACAAGGGCATCATCGCGGGCCACGGGCGCGTCATGGCGGCCAAGAAGCTGGGGTTGAAAGCAGTTCCAACCATCGAACTCAAGCACCTGTCAGAAAACCAGCGCAAGGCGTATATCATCGCCGACAATAAGCTGGCGTTGAATGCGGGGTGGGATATGGAAATGCTAACCCTCGAAATGGGCGGCCTGAAAGACGAGGGCTTTGACCTATCGCTGATAGGGTTTGATGATGCAGAATTAGAATTAGACGCCTTATTTGATGGGCTGCCCACAGAGGGGGCAAATGAAACCAAGGGCAAGCTATCTGACAGGTTCGGCATAGCCCCGTTTAGCGTATTAAATGCCCGTGAGGGTTGGTGGCAGGACCGGAAGCGGGCGTGGCTGTCGATTGGCATACAGAGCGAAGTTGCGAGAACAGTGGAGGGCAGGAACGTAAGTTCAGGGAAAAATTCTGCTATGCACTCCCTAACGGGACGGCTGGCAAATGAAGACGCAGCCAAGGAAGGCGGCGCGACGGTCTCTATATTTGACCCTGTGTTGTGTGAGTTGGCCTACCGGTGGTTTTGCCCGAAGGGCGGTGTTGTCATTGACCCATTCGCGGGCGGGAGCGTGAGGGGAATAATCTCTGGCAAGTTAGGGCGAGAATATGTTGGCTATGAGCTGCGGCAAGAGCAAGTTGACGCCAACAGAGTACAGGCCGACGAAATATGCCAAGAATTAACACCAGCTTGGGTTTGTGCGGACAGCCTAACGATAGATAAGATGGACACCCAAGCCGATATGCTATTCACTTGCCCCCCATACGCAGACTTGGAGGTTTACAGCGATGACCCAAAAGATTTATCAACAATGCCCTATGGTCGGTTCATTGAAACATATTCAGAAATCATCCGAAAAACATGTGGCCAGCTTAAGGCAGACAGGTTCGCCGTGGTCGTGGTTGGCGAGGTCCGAAACAAAAAGGGCGGTTATTATAACTTCGTCGGAGATACGGTCACGGCGTTCAAGAATGCTGGCCTGACGTATTACAACGAAATGATACTGGTCACGGCTGTCGGCAGCTTGCCGTTAAGGGCGGGCAGGACGTTTGACGCGGGCCGCAAGATCGGGAAAACGCATCAAAATGTGTTAGTGTTTGTGAAGGGAGACGCAAAGAAAGCAACCCAAGCCATCGGCAAAGTCGAGTTCGGCGAAATTGATGGAGGCGAGGAAGCCGCGTAACTTCCCCATTATAAACACATGACCAAACAATTCAAAGCAACCACAGCCGAGCGCCAAGAGGTCACCACCATGACAATCGGTGGTTTAACGCAGGCGCAGATCGCCGAATGTATGCGCGACGGCATCGACGTTAAGACCCTCCGCAAGCACTTCCGCGAGGAACTCGACATAGCCAAGGCAAAGGCAATCGCCAACCTGGGAGCGTCCTGCTACAAGCGGGCGATGGCTGGCGACAACGCTTCGACGTTTTTCTATCTCAAGACGCAAGGCGGGTGGAAAGAAAAAAGCGAGATCGAACACAGCGGTGATATTAACTGGTCCGTTCAGAATATCTACGAGAAATGATAATCCAGCGCCGCATCAGGAATTATCAGGCACCGCTGCATAAATATATGGTGGACGGTGGGATGGAGAACAAACGCGCTATCTCCATCGCCCATCGTCGCTGGGGCAAGGATGAAATCGCGCTTGATGTAACATTCCAGGCATTGATAGACCGCCCAGCTACATACTGGACATGCCTACCCGAATTTGCCCAGGCTCGCAAAGCCATATGGTCGGCGGTCAATCCACATACAGGAATGCGCCGGATCGATGAGGCGTTCCCCGAAGAATTGCGAGAAGTGACAAATGAAGGCGAAATGTTCATCCGGTTTAAGAATGGTGCAACGTGGCAAGTCATAGGTTCTGATCGCTATAATTCACTAGTTGGCTCTGGCGTGGCCGGGATAACATTCTCTGAATGGGC